CTTGTCCTTGCAGGAAAGGATCCTAAAGATTCACTGCAATCAGATTTCTTCACCATTGAAGGATCTAAAAAACTGGAGAACGCCTATTACAACTGGCTTATGCAGCCGGAGAACAGGGCAGAGCGTGCATTGAATCTTGATATTTCAGGTGGACAATCATTCGCCCGTTGGAGAGCGAGTTTGGAAGGAAACATTGATATGAACCATCAGGAAGATATGGAAAAAAGTAAAACAACGATAGAAAGTTTAAGAGACAAGTGGGGCTTAGGTGGTTGAGAAAACTTTAAAAATGAAAGAATGGGAAAAAGCCTCTGAAGGACTAGGGGCCGCTGATACTGAAATTGTCAGTGTTTCCGAACAAGGAGTTCCTCAAACCAAAGCTGAAGAAATTATATCCAGTGGAAGAAAGGCGCAAGAGCCTATCTATGAAGCAATGCGTGCTCCTTTCCAAAAGCTTGGTAATATTTTATTGCCAGGACAGCCTTTCGGAAAAGATAATCCATGGATTGCGACGCAGGAACAATTGGACGCACGTGCTTCACAGCTGGAAAATTTAAAAAATTACCGTGCCAAACGAGATAAAGTTTCAGGGGATGTTGCAATGCTCATTCATGACGCTGTTAAACAAAGCCCTGACATGTCGGATGAAAAGGCACTAGAATTACAACAAGACATTAACTCCTATATTGCTTCAATGGGACTGTCCCAAAAAGATTTTATTTCAGCGAACCCACGTACACTATTACTCGAAGATGAATTTGGACTGTATTCTTCAACGCCAAATCCTTATCCTGGCATAGAACGAGCACAGGAAATTGGAGCAGGAATTTTTGGTTCATTAAAAGGATACAAGTACGGCAAACTAGGAATAGATGCCTTCGGGGATACTTTTAAATATGGACAGAAAGGTGCAAGAGACCGATTTAAAAAAGGTCGTGAACGACTTCTTAAGACAGGAAGAATACCTGGACCATGGTGGGCGAAGGCACTTGGTGCCATTGCCGGTGGTGCGGTAGGTGTTGGTATTGCTGACTATGGATATGAAGCGGAATTAGATATGCTTAACAGGGCTGGAAGAGCTAAAAACTGGCTTGAGTTAAGTGATAACCAGATGAACAATGTGTTAGGGGAGATGATTCCTGAAGCACTTACTTTTGGACCTCAAGGAATTAACAGGCCTAGTCAAAAAGAAAGATTAGTTGGCGCCACGAAAGACGCGGCAGTTGACGCGGCATTCACTTCTGTCTTCTTTGGTTTGCGTCCAGCTTATTACGGACTTAGAAAATTTATTGGTGGAGATGTATTTAGAATGTTCAAGCCTCGTGCCGGAAGAGGAGTGGCGACTGGAGAAGAAATTTTAGCCGCCGAACAACGACTTTACAGCTCAGGTAAATTTACAGATTTTCAAAGGGTACAGCATGAATTGATTGATGAAACTGATCCGGCTATTACAAAATTCATCGCCGCGACAGCGCGTCCTGCTGAGCAGGAATCAACGTTACATCTGCCATTCTTTATGTTCCCTAAAACAATAACTCATTTATTAAGAAGCCCACTCTTTAATTTCATGCGTCCAGTTGATTTGCAAATGCCCCTCAATAAATTTGAGGATATCATTCCACCCTTGGCAAAAGGGCCAGGAACCAATGTTCAGCGTGCAGACGTAGGATCCCCACTCTTAGCTGGTGGTACTAAAATGTTTGGGCGTGCCCCAGTTTTAGGCGGAGGAATATATAATAACAAAGCACAGCAAATGGATGCCTACATGGACCTTGGCGAAAGCATCATTCAAAAATTAACTTTTGCGCCACTTGTTAATGTTACAGAACACGGAGTTAAAGTTTCTGACTTAGGACACCAAGCGGCACGGGGATTTATTAACGCCGCTAATTTAAAACAACAAGCTCTTCTGGACGCGGCTAGAACTTATGGCGCCGTTGTTGATGATACAAATTTTGTTAACATGGCAAAAAGAATTTATGAAAAAGGTCTAGCCCAAAGGCAAATCGCTCCAGGGGATGCAAAGTATGGAAGGGAGACTGAAGCCATTGCTATTAGAAAAGAAGTTCCTGAAGCACTGATGGATTTCCTTGAACGACAGGTTATCAAACCAGGTGTTGCAGGTGCAAGAACAATTGAAATGTATTATGGCCTTCGCTCACAGATGGATGAGCTTTACAAGAAATGGCTTAAGAACGCTGATGGTGAGAGCCAAGGCGATATCATTAATTTATACAAGGCGTGGGAAACAGACATAGGAAACCTTACCAAGTCAGGAATTCCTGAAGTGGAAAGACTATGGAATGATTATGAAAAATTTGTAAGCAACGGCATGCTGATGTTCGGTACCAAAGCTGGAAAAGCAATGACAGGCGGTGTTGAACGTGTGGGAATGGCAATCAATCAAGTTGACCCTGACCGACAGGCAACTAGTCTTTTCAATACTGTTGTGGATATGGCAAAAGCTGACCCAGCAACAGCTGCGCAGAATTTAACAACCATGCGAAATATTGTAGGTGATAAAGCCTACTATGAAGGATTAGGAATCTATCTTAACAAGGCATTCAATGAATCCATTATTTCAAAAGAAGGCGCAGAGCTCTTTGATGGCGCCGCATTTAAAAAGGCTCTAGGATTAGGAAAAGATAATCCACTTAGTGGATTATTTAAGAAAGCTCTACCAGGACCGCAAGTATCGAAGCTAGTTGTAAAAGACCAGCGCACCGGAATCATTCATGAATTTGATAATCTTAATTTTGATGAAGGGCTGAAAAGAGTTAACTATGAATTCGCGGAAGGAATTACTGAGCGACAACTTCGCCAACTCCCAACACAAAAAGATTTAGCTGACTTTGCTACCATCATGGAAGCGGCAGCAAAGAATGGCATTCCTGAAATTAGTACCTTCATGGCACGTCGTGCCGTTATGGGTGGAATTAGATCCGGTATTGCATCAGCACTACCAACTTCTGCGTTAGGACTTAGAGCAAAAACAATTGCTGCTGGTGGAGCATTAGGAGCAACTACAAGTTGGTTAGTTCCTGCAGCATTGGCATTTGGTGTGCGCTACATGGGTAAAATCATGACAAACCCTGTAACCCTGAATGTATATAAAAATATTTTAGATTCAACATTGCCTGAGCAAGCATTACTGGCTAACTTTACAAGAATGGTTCGTCTGATGCCGGAGGAATGGAAAGAGTTTGACCGTGAACTGGCGGAGATTGAAAATGCTCAGCGCTACCGTGAAACAGTGGGACAAAATGTCGCACAGCCACTAACTACATTTGAACAGTTTAAAGATGCGGCTGGAAAAGCTGTTGAACAAGGTGGGGATTTCATAAAGGAAAATTGGAGAAAAGGAACAATTCATGATCCTGCAGTCAATCCATTAATTCCTCAAGGTGTTGATGCACCAGCTACTTACGCCGATGAACTCCCTGACGCGTATGATTCTTCCAGTGTTGGAAGTTCTATCATGAACAATCCCATAATGAATCCTGCTGCGGCAGCTTCATTGTACGAGGGTGATTTGGATCAGGCACTCGCCAACCAAGTGGCTCCACGTATGGCAGCAAAAGGAGGCATCATTTCTTTGGTGAATTAGTATGAGTTTTAATATTAAAGACAGCGTATGGTTAATAGGAGTTTTAATTGCCCTTGGTGGAACGTGGGGCATGATGAGCCAGCGTGTGACGGCAATGGAAAAGGACATGGACAGACTGGAAAGTGCCATTGTTCTTTTTACCAAAATGGAATCACGAATCGCTGTCATTGAAACGGAAGTCAAGAACATCAACAAAAAGCTTGATGATATGAAGGGAAAATAATGTTGGACTTATCGGAATATCAAGATCTGTTTGCGTCAGTTAAAAAGCATGAGGGTTTTAGGGACACCGTGTACCGCGATACATTAAATAAAAGAACCGTTGGGTACGGGCATCTCTGCGTCGAGGATCACTGGGAAGACGGAAAAAAATATGACAAGGAATATCTGGAAAAGATTTTGGAAAAAGATTTACAAAGTGCCATAGATCAGACGCATGATATGTGTGCACACTTAAAGATTTCAGATGATGCAAAAACCATCATTTGTGAGATGATTTTTCAGCTTGGGGGGAGAGGAGTTTCCAAGTTTAGAAAAATGTGGGCGGCGCTTCAAGAGGATCCAC